TTATCAACAATATCATGCCCATCTGTAAGCATTGCCATTGTTTCAACTGGGAAAGTTAATACATATTTAGTTCTTTCTTCGTTGAACCATTTCATAAATTTCTTTTGCAGCCATGATAAAGTTTCCCATTTTGGCGCACTTCCGTCTGGAAATTTAAAATCGCCAAAAACGCCATCAAAATAATTCTTATCAAAATATCCAACGTTCCAAAAGACCGTTTGGTCAAAGTACTAATCAATCTTGGACTGATTGAATTAATACTGTGGAGCACCTTTTGCGTATAAAACGCCTGCGTGTTTCTGTACCCGTATCAATAGGGACATACTTTCCTACAAAGGAAATGCTCTCTACACACATTAAATATTTTTATATGTTTCTCTTTTACAAATTCTTAAACACTTCTTATATTCTAGCCCTAATTCTTTCGCTATTTGGTGCGGATTCTTTTTATCTTCTTCATACATCTTCCTAATCTTCAAAACTGTGTCCTTACTTATGGATGCCCCATTAGGTAAAATGTTTTTGATAACGCCCCCCAAATGTTTCCAATTTCTTCCTAGATATATACCTTGAAAACCACTGAATGTTATTCTATCAGAATATGATTCATAAACAGTTTTTATATTTTCACCATCAGCAATTCTTCGTCTAATATCAATAACATCTTGTTCTTTTAGTATTGTGGTGTTGTTATTTTCTCCACAATTACTTCTCCAGTCACCACCTTTTGTTATGTTATATCCATTTTCATGAGTTAATGTTTTCAACTCTGAAATTAATTCGATTTCCTTGCTTTTTGCTTCTTCTACAGATAAATTTTCAAATAAAACAATAAATTTGAAATTTTCAATACCATATTTTCTAAATGCTTTATATAATGGCTTTTCTATGAATTCATCTTTATTTGTTTTATTATATCTAGTTCTATGGTATTCAAAACGAGTTTTAATATCGTTAGTTATTCCTATATATGATTTGTTGTTTAAAGAATTAATAATTTGATATACATACATAATTATTTAATTTGGTTCGGGATTATTTTTATAGAAATCGTTTGTGTGTGCTTACGTATATAAATATTACATATGTTCCAAAAAGCACACTGACTTTATAAAACCTTCCCCGATGCTATACAAGTATTATTTGCTTATGCAATTGTTAAATTGCTGCTTGTATAACAGAACTTGATAAAGTTCTTAACGCAGTAAGGGCACAAATCTACCCTCTATTACCCGCTGGCATATTCATTGAATGAACTACTTGTTGAAAACAATTCTCAATAACTTGTTCGAGTGTTCTTCCTTTTCTATTAAGTTCAACTTGTTTATCAAGTATATCTAGGTAGTCTTCTCCATAATCCTTTCTGATAAAATAATCCATATACATAAGGAACTCTGGTGTTGCCACAGCACCCATAAATTGTGATGATACAGAGTAAACTAAGTTAATGAACTCTCCACAATATGATTTGAGGTCTGTTGGAGCTTTTGATTGACCGCCAAGATTTTTTAAACCATCTATTAAGAACGGATACATAGTTATTGCAACGCAATATGGGTATCCTGGCGTTCCACTTTCATCGTGCTTATATAAAACGTGTGTTTCAAGGTCTTTTATATATTGGTCAGCAAGTTTTTTTGAATACAATGCTTTAATTTTATTATGCATAATGTATCTGTTTTGCTGAATATTTTTGCCTTTATGTAACTCTTGACCTAAAGTAACAACATTTTTGTTTTCAACGTTCGCATTGGAATCGTATTTTGAACCAGTAGAAGCATTGGAAGCATTGATATAATCCCTAATAAAATCATTATCCGTCCTTAACGTTTTATCTTTTCCTTCTTTTTCTTCATATTTTTTGATATATGCTCTTGCCACTTTCTTATTTACTGACATTAGAGCCTCTTCAACTTGTCTTCTAATTTCTTTGGAAGAAATTTTATCATATATAAACAAATTCTTGATAAGTGATTCTAAAAGTCCATCAGGGCAAACTTCATTTACTGATGTATATGCTTCGCATATTCCATGTTTTACCTTCAAAGGCTGGTATTCCTCAAAGGAACTGTCGCTTTTTCTTACTTCCATTTAAAGCAAAACTTTTTTAATTTCATTATTTTTATATTCAATCGGTTAACCTTTTCTTTTTTTTTTTAGCATCTGATGTAAGAATAAATATATCAGAAAAAAATAAAATTTGCTAAAAAAATAAAAAATTTGGCCTTCAAAATCGTAATCGTCTGATAACCAAATATCTTTATTTTAAAAATAATTTTAGCTTAAATTTTTTTCTTTTTTTATGATATTAAATATCTCTTTCTGAGTATTTAGTTGCGCATCTTGCTGCTTCTTTTTAAGCTCAAATAAACTATCTAGTTCATCCACATTATCAGTACTAATACGGCATGTTCCATTGTTGAATTCAACGTTGTTAAAGACTTTTCCGCTTTTACCTGCTCTATTTTTCAGTATCGCAATAGTTGCCTTGTTATTTGCAATATCATCAACAGTTCTAGCAATTGACATAATCACATGGGCTATTTGCGCTTTTTTCACAGAACCACCAATTTTGTCCATTGTAACAAGTTCTAGATTTATTGAGTCTTTAGTTCCTTGAGAAGGTATCCAAATTGCCATATCTAGTTCTCCAGCCATCGCTTCAAACCTACGCATTGTTTTACCTTCTTGTGAAAACTCATTGGTAGATGACCTATCCGTCTCGTGCTCTAAGCATTCAAAATAGTCAATAATAGTCAAATCTGGTTTAAAACCACTGTTGATAAGTTTCTTAATGAACCTTTCAATCTGCTTTGCTGTCTTTTCCCCACTTGGGAATTTCACAATTCTCAAGTTTTTTTCCAACTGTTCTTTCTGGGGGAAAGCATCAATAGTTTGCTTTACCAATTCAATTACATCTGGTTTTGAAAGGTCTTTTGCTTCTATGCCAGTAATACGTCCAAGGTGTTTTCTTTGAATTTGTTTTATTCTATCCTCAAATACTATTTGCAATACCTTAAACCCGTTACATGCTGCATGTGAAGCCATTGCAGTTGTGAGACTAGTCTTCCCGAATGAGGTAGGTCCAATAATCACACCTAATTCTCCTTTTCCAAGACCTCCTTCAAGTGCCTCATCAATTTTGCCAATTCCAGTCGGTATTGGTGTTCTATAATCATCTGAAAGAGTTTCATTTATATGGTCGAACAACCCTTCTCCAAAATCATTATGAACTCCTTTTGTCATCGCATCATTAAGCAAATCAACACAAGCTTCATATTTGGTGGTGTCACCATTACCAGCAATTTTAAGGATTTCGTTTGCTGTCCTAATTATGTTTTGCTGCTTAAAGAATTTTTCAGCCAACTCTCTGATTCTGTCCACACCATCACTTGCACAAGAACGAACCTTTTCAAGAATTGCGAGATACGTTTCTGTCTCTTTCTCTGAGTGTGAAATATCTCGCAATTCAACTTCCATCATATCATAAGAGGGAACGTGACCTTCCCTCTCATAATAGTTTTTCATAACTCCTACAAGTGTTTTGAGGTTTGGGTCAGTAAACATATTCTGGTCTATTATACTACTCAAATCCTCAAAAAAAGTGTGGTTTTCCATAAACTCGTGAGTAAGCCGATATTGGAATGCTTCACCTAAATAACCTAAATCGTTTCTTTTCTGAGCCATTAAAAACCCACTTTATTTTCAATTATTTTATTAATACATGTCTTTAAAATACTTATTAGTCTTCTTCTGGACAGCACGTTCCCAATCCCTTTCCACCTTTTTATTGGCGAGATAAAGACTATAAGAGTATTTTATTGGTTTTACTTTTTGGCCGCTTGCTTTCTCAGTTTTCTTGTCATTGCCATATTCGTCAATTACTGTATACTTGCTGAGATACTTATTATTATCTCTTGGGTCAAAATATCCTTTCGGATTAATTTCCTTTATTTCATCTTTACTAGGAGAGCAAATTTCGCATATTTTCTTCGTAATTTGCAATAAAACATCTTGTTTGTCAATAATCATCCCCTTCAGTACTTCATGCTCAAATGACAATCTACCCTCGTTTGACTTAAAAAACGACTCTTTGTCATACACAAATGACTGTCCATCTTTGGTGGTCACCTTGACATTCTTATTACTGAGGTCAACCTTTTCACGGATATACTTAGGATATGCATATCCATCCCAAATCTTTGTGATTACATCACGCTTGTTATCAGAGATTACAAGTTTAAAGGTACAAGCCCAAGGTTCAATTAACGGAGAAATAAACTCTTCATTGTCTTCAGGAAACTGCGGATTGTAGTAATACCACGTATAAACACGGCTTTTTGATTTCAAATCATCATCAATAATTCCTACAATTTCGTCAATTTTTTCCTTGAATTCCAACGTGTTCATACTGTTTTCAATGAAATTGTAAATTCTAAAGTTTCTTTTACAGATAATGTTATCATTTACATAAACAGTAAACTCAAACCTCTCTTCTTTGTAATCTTTTTCTTTATTTTCCATAAATAAAATTGTTAAAAGTTAAACATATATTGTTAAAATCTCAATTACAATGCAAAGATATTAAAAAAAATGTTAAAAAACAAATTTAATTTAATTATTTTTTAAAAAAATTTTTATAGCGTTTATTTTCCATCATTGTAATTCTCCCAAATGGCGCAAATAAATTGCTGAATTTATTCTCATCCTCTAATTCTGTTAAATTATATGCGCGTATTATCTCATATACATTCTTTATACTTCTATTACTAGTGTCCATCACAGCATATAATTCACTATCTAAAGATTCCTTTGCTTCATCAGTCAGCAGTGGTTGGGATAAATCTATGATTTTTTCATTAATCTCATATAATTTATCTCCTTGACACCCATCAGTAACACCATTAACGATGTTTTCAAGCGATTTGAGAGGCTTTTTCTTGTTTGCCTTCCTCTCTTCAAGCAACTCCTTTGAACGCTCTATAATAGCCTTTAAATCGGTTTTTTCATTTTTAATCTGAGGGAACAGCTTCAGCAACGTAGTTTCACCCATTCCCTTCACACCCTTGATGTTATCCGATGAATCTCCACATAGTATCTTTTCAAGCACAACATTCTTATGCGTTATGCCAATTTTTTCAACAGAATTATCTTTTGTAATAAAGTCTTTTAGTCTAGGATTATACACGATAACAGTATCTGAGATAAGTTGGGTTAAATCTTTATCAGATGATACTATGACAACTTTTTCATTTGGTTTCTTATTCTTTATATAATAGGCTATAATGTCATCGCCCTCAACATTCTCAAATTCATACTGTCTTATACAAAGTTCCTCAAGAATTGCATTAATTATGTTTTTTTCCCTTTCAAAAATCTCATCGTTATTCTCTTCATCCCTATTCTTCATTTTCCTAGAATATGATAATACTTTTTGTTGGAACGCAATCAGTTTTTTATCATAATCGCTCATATTAGGGTCATGCAATTCATAGTTCTTACCTCTGTTTGCCTTATAGTCCTCATAGAATTTCCACCTTAAAACACCAGAGCCAATGCCATCAAAACATACTATACAGTAATTAAAATCCTTCTTATTCAATACATTTCCTAACATTCTTAAAAAAGACATAACTGCACCATACTCTTCCCCATTACTGTTCATGGTCTTATCAACTAAAGAAATTTTTAGGAGATTATTGCCATCGACTAAAAGAGTATAAGTATAATCAGTTGACTTATGCCTTGTCACTTGTTTCATAATTCACAATTTTTACCAATAAATTTTTATTTTCCATAATTTCAATCATATGCTTAGTTCCATGAGATTTTCCATCCCAAAAAGCGATTAACGCATCAGCGACTTCAGCCATCTGCTCGTTACGTCTAAAACTAGCAGATTTACCAAACTTATTCCAATTCGCTGGAAATACTTCCAATGAAAAATCTTCATCTTGGGCATACTTTTCGCCAAGTGTATCAGCACCACGTGCTCCACCACTAATTATTATGATGTTATAATCTTTTCTCTTTTCACGAAGGTATTGGTTACATTTTTCCCTTAAAAGTTTATAATTTGAAAAACCTCGTGAACCAGCTATGATAACTTTAAAATTTTCCATATATTGTTCACTTTATGCAAATATATATAAAAAATGTTAAAAACACAAACAAAAAAATATTTATAAATAAAAATACATAATATTATGAAATATCTAAAGAAATTTGAAAATCATACTCAGTATGAAGGAGTTAGGCAAAATTTAATTTTGCCTAATATAAGTCTCTGTGCGCAAGAGAATGAGGTACATTATAACCCAGACCCTTATAAGGGTCATGCATATGTTGACCTTGGCTTGCCAAGCGGAACGAAGTGGGCAACGATGAATGTGGGCGCAACAAGTGAGACCGACTATGGCCTTTATTTCGCTTGGGGTGAAACTGAGGGATATGCCAATGCTTCAACAAAAGCGTTTAGTTGGAGTGATTATAAATGGACTGAAGACAAAGGTTCAACTATGTCAAAGTACAATGCAACAGATGGTAAGACCGTGTTAGACCTTGAAGATGATGCAGCAAGAGCAAATTGGGGAGGTAATTGGCATATGCCTACTAAGACGCAGTTCGAAGAGTTGTTAAACACTAACAACTGTACTAACACATGGACAACTGTAAATGGGGTCAATGGTCGTTTGTTCACAAGTGTAAGTAATGGAAATACACTGTTCATTCCTGCTGCTGGACGCGCTCGCAATGGCAGTATGGACGGCGTAGGTAGTTACGGCTACGTCTGGAGTAGTTCTCTCTATAGTTCTGAAGTTAAGCGCGGTCGCTCCTTGTACTTCGGTAGTGATGATGTTTACGCTGACGCTCTCATCCGTTGCTTCGGTTACTCTGTTCGTGGTGTGGCTAGTTAAGAAAAAGAGCACTAAATTTAGTGCTCTTTTTCATTTTTTTTGATATTTATTAAGAAAATAATAAGGCAAATACATATTTGCTTTCAATAATGATACTAAATAGTAGTTTTAAAATGAGTAAAGACAGAAAAAAATTGGTACATATTCACAGTAATGTGAATGACAAACAGCCAACACCAACCACACTTGAGTTGGGTGAATTAGGTGTTAATAACGCAGCTGGTAATGCGTTTATTTCAACCAAAAATAGTAACAATGAGGTCGTTAGATTCTCTGAGGATGGTACTATTGTCAATTGGATGGAATATAAAGAGGTAATCCCTTATGAGGCATATGTAAGGGGTTCTAATACTGCAACTACTGATGTTACTACTGATGACCTTGCCAACAACAAGTCAAACATCGTCATTAAACTTAACCAAGTGGTTGCTAGAAACACTGAATATGATGAGAAAGTAAATGGTGCAAAAGACATTTACGGTAATGAGATTAATCCTATCAGCGCAGACGGTTATAAAGATGGCGCAGGACTTGCGATTGATATGTCTCGTTACGCAATGATTGGCGCAAATCCATCATTTAGTTCAGTTACCACAACTTGTGGCGCTAACTTACAAGGTAAGACTAGCGTAAAGGGTTCTACATGCGGTAGCGAACTAGATGTTAACGTAAGCACAATCAAAGAAAATGCAACTACTATAGATACGACTGCGTGTACACGTAACTACAACAACACAAATGATTTTAAAGTTGTTGAGTGTACAGAAGGACAAGGTGAAACCCAAATCAAATCATGTAAGAAATTTAATGTCAAATCAAATGACATTGTATTAGAACAATGTGGAAGTGACGGTGAAACAAGAATTAAATCTTGTAGTGCTGTTACAATTGAATCAAAAAATATTACTTTAACAGACGGTGATTGCGAAAACGGACAAGTTACAATTGAAACAAATGACATTTGTCTTGCTGGAAATGAGAAAATAAACGTATATGGAGCAAATACAAACATAGGTTTGGATTGTGACGATAGTTCTATTTCGACAAACTCTAGAGTTTTTGGTAAAGGTACGTTAATTACATCTAAAGAAATTTCAGACACATATCCTGTACAAAACAACATAGAGATTGTGGCAGCTCAAGATATTAAAGAAGATGCCGATAGGGATATTACCATTCATGCGAATAACATACTTTGCGAAAGTGGTAAAACTGTAAGTGTGTTTGCTGGAGAAGGTGGAAAACTCACAATTGGTGGTAATTCATGCGAAGGTAACACAGACGGTACATATCCTATTACATATGTAAGAAGACCTAAAACTGGAACTTGTGACATTCATGCGACAACAATTGATGGTGCTCTTGATGAGGTATATAATAGAAGTAGAATCTCATTAACATCAACTGCACACACAACAGAAGAAAGTAGTTATACAGAATATACATTACATCAAGATACAGGAACTTGTGATGCATCTATTAATTTTACCGTGAACGATACAATTGTATCAATGACAGCAGAGCCATATCCAGCTTCAAGCGAAATGTTAAAAAAATACACATTTTGGCAGTATGTCGGTGGTGAAAAAAAGGATATTGGTGTAATTGATATTCCAAAAGACCATATTTTGAAAGATGTTTCAGTAGTATGGGGAACTCTTAATGAAAATACATTTACTCCATGCACGCAAGCATCAGAAAATTGCCATTGGTACATTAAACTAGTTTGGAATGTATTTGACCCATCTACTAGCCATCCAGATGATAAAGTTACATATCTTCCAGCTGATGATTTTATAAAAGACATTAATGAAGATAATAGTAACACTGATAGAGGTGCTAATGTAGATGTTTGGTATGATGGAAAACAGAATTGGGTTTCAGCAACAACGAAGGTAACAATTAAAAATGCTGACGGTACTAGTACTAAAGAGTTTTCTAGAGATAATGGATTCCATAGTTTGAATTCTTATACCTTGAATTGTGTTAGCGGTGATGTTAAGACAGCAAGTGCCGCTACAAACTGGACATATGACCCATTTGATAAGAAGGTTACAATTACTGCTGCAACAGATGCTAGCCACATTAACAGACAGACTGTAAGTTGGTCTTATGGCGATGTTAAAACGGCTGCTGGAAATACATACGACCCAGGTGCTGGTACCGTCAATACAATGACAAACAGAACAATGTCATTTGTAATCCCACAAAGTGTTGATAACATTAACAGAGGTAATCTGACAGTGACACACAATGGATTTACTGATACTTTCGACCCAGCAAGCGATAGCACTTGGTCGTTACCTCATAGTTCATTGACAATTTCATATGGTTCAACATGCGCTTTGACAGAGACTGGTGTAACTTATGATACATCTGCTGTTAAGTCAATAGTAGTTCCAAAAACAATTAGTGATGTAACTGGAGGTAAAATTGAGGCTGATTGCGATAGTGGTTGCGTCTCAGTAAATGGCGATGTATGCGTTGATGGAGTTGTTAAGGCAAATGCATTGTATTCAACATCAGATAAGAATTTGAAAGAGAATATCAAAGCTATCACGTATGAAGATTATCATAAGGTTTCTAGTATCAGCTTGAAATCATTCAATTTCAAAGATGATGAAACTAAGACAAAGACATATGGTGTTATTGCACAAGACTTGCAAGCAGTAGGACTTGACAATATTGTACATAAGGATGAAAACAATAATTTAAGTGTAGATTATATATCATTACTTATTTTAAAGATTGCAGACTTAGAGAATACTATTAAGAATTTGTCAGAAGAAATTAAAAACCTTAAAGGGGTTGAAGATAAAAATAAATAATAAAAATAATTTGGGGTAATGCTTACATCCAAGTGTTACCCCATAATTTAAAAATATAACATACAAAGATGGCAAATTGCTGTGATTATAGTCTATGCGAAGGGTTGGCAACAATTGGTTTCATGAGAAGCTTGATACCAAACGAAATGAACTCTTGTGTTAAAGTAAGTGCAGGAACAATAGTTTCCACTTGCTGCGGTAATGTGTCTGAATCAAATTATGTTCCAAAATATTCACAGTTAACAGGAGGAACTTTTGCACAAGTAAGAAGTATTAATGATGCTAATCCAAGTCTAGATGAAAATGGATTTACATACGTAGCACCTACAGTTATTAATGGATGTTGCACTGGCGATACCCAAGAAAATGAGGCGTTGATGAAATCTCAAGTAGGATTTGAATATACATCTGCTGTAACTTGTAGCCATATAAATTTAATAAAGCCTACCTATTGTAATTTAAATTATGGATTAACAGTAAGAAAAGAGTGGGATAGACACAGATACGAGTGTGACGCAAATTCTAGTGGTAATATAAAGCATTCAGTTACTCCAGTCATTGATGAGTCAGAACAAATTAGTAGTAGCTTAACTAGAACTATAAAAGAAGTTAGTAGTGGTGATAGACATGAATATACGTTTAGTTTTAATTCTGTAAAGGTTGATTCTGTAATAACAGCACCATGTAGTGATAGCAAATCAGCGTCAACTCCATTTAGCGCAGAAACTTATACTAGAGGATTTTCACTTATCTGTCCAGGTTTAGTTCCTTGTGAGGGTGGTGAATATACAATAGCTACCATTGACAAAATGGAATGTGATGGGGAAATTTCACTAGAAATTACTTGTAATATAGAAGGAACTCCTGAAACATATACATTAGTTGGTTCTTCTAGCAGTACTGGTGAAACAAAAATTACAATCGGAAAAAATAATGATAAAAGAACAAGTGGCTCTATTTCTGTTAAAGCGACTGTTTGGGGTCAAGAATTTAACTATAGTTGCCCATTCGATAGAAGTCTATGTGAATGGTCTCCAGTAATAATTAAAAGTACTGATTGTAGTATATTTACTAACAATTGGGAATGGAAAGGACCTAATGAACATGAGCATTCATGCTAAATAATAATTAAATAACTTAACAAAATAGTATATAATAATATGGCAAGTAATATATATGTTGCATATTGTGGTGGTAAAATGTCATGTGATAATACTAATCCATATGTCACCCCAAGGAAAAGCAATATACAAAATATTTTAGATAATTGGTCTAGTGCTACTAGCACTAGTCCCAATAGGCCAAAAAATGAAACGGATGCAGATGCTTTTGTTTTTGAAAAAATAACTGATGATAGAACTGGTGATGTCATTAGTGTTGACCTTCATGTATTCAAAACATGCTGCTCTCCTAAAATGATTTGTACATATAATGGGGCTGGAAAAATTATCAATGATAATACTAATATTTGGCAAAAAATACTAGATAAAGGTACGGAGAATGAAATTCGTGTGATGGCAGACTATAACAAGTTTACTGACGCTAATATTAGAATAGGCTCATATGGCAATGGAGAAACTTATGAAGGTTTTGCTAGCCCATCAACAGTAGAATATTCATTTATAAATGGTAATGGTGATGGAAATGATATTCCAGAAGCAACAAACCCAAGCATGTTTGAGAATGTAGAAACACTAGTATCTTGTGATATTCCATGCCAAATGAGGTTTATATCTGATAAAACATTCTATAATTGCAGAAATCTAACTAGCTATTCTTCACCAGATTGGATTGACACAATAGGTGTTAGTGCTTTTGAAGGATGTACATCAATGATAAATTTAGTTATTGGTAAAAATGCAAAACTATCTACAAGGTCATTTGCTGAATGTACTAATGCTACTACTATAGAATGGAGCAACAGAAAGGAGACAGATGGCAAATGTAGAATAACTGACATAGCTGATGCTGCTTTCCGAGGATGCACTAGTTTAAGGTATACCAAATTTAGTGATTCTAGTGCAAAAGATGCTATTATCATACCAAAAGGAATTAGTGGTATTTCTGAATACGCTTTTAGTGGATGCTCTAGTATTCACAACCTTAAGATGTATGATGTAACAACAATTGGTGGCCACGCTTTCCAAGGATGCACTAATTTACAAGGTATTTCAGGAATGTCAAACGTAACATCAGTTGGAGAGTATGCATTTGACTTAAACGGAAGCGATTGGCAAACTGATTCAATGGGTGATTTGAGCCAAATAACATCTATTGGAGAAGGTGCTTTTAGTTATGTTAAGTTTAACGGAAGTATAAACTTAAGTTCTAGTAGCGATTTAAGTGTTGGAAATAAGGCGTTTTATTATGCAAATGTAAATGGTGATGTTACAGTACCATCAAATTTAAGTACTATACCATATCAGTGTTTTTATGGCTTAAACCCAACAGGTAATGTATACATATATTCAGATACTGTTGGTGAAGAAGCATTCGCTCACGCAACTTTTGGTAATAAAGATTTGGATTTAGCATATGTTGATAAAATCGCTTGCAAAGCGTTTTACGAATCAAATGTAGAAAGTGTGACATTTAAAAATGGTGTTGTTTTAGGCGATTCAAGCTGTGAAAGTGGTTCTTTTGAGAGTTGCAATAACTTAAGTACAGTTACTTTCAATGGAAGTGCTACTATAGGAAAGCGTTCGTTTTATAGTTGTGGTAGATTACAAAACATAATTATTGAGGGTAGTGAAGTAGAAGTGTCTAGAGATAGTGATTCATTTAATGTAAGTGGCCCAGTAGTACATCTAAAGGGATATACTAAAGGTTCAACTGCTCCAGCAGATTATCCTTCTTGGGTGCAATATTATGAAGTCCACAATTGGCAAGGATTTGACATTAAAGACAGTGAAGGCAATATATTATATGCCGCAGGTAGGGGTCAATAATAAAATAATATTTAATAAAAAAACATATATAAATTATGGCTTGGAAAGTTACAGAAGGTAATGAATATGCTGATGTACATAGTAATAGTGGAGAAATGACATACGGAGGAAACGATAGCTTGTGCGGTGGAATACCAAATCCTTGTGACCCATATACAAATTATACCGTAAAAGTCGAACTAGAAGAATCAAACGGTTTTGACCGTTTTGATTCCGAATACGATTGCGGAAACATATCTAAAACTATAACTGCTAAATCATGCAACCAAGATATGTTGGTTATGTGGTTTAATAAAGGGGATAATAGAGAATATCGTAATGTGTTGGATGATAATTCTATATTTGACATTAAAAATGTAGATGAATGCGAGCATATAGTCATTTCAGATAAGTTACATACAGGAAGTCAGAAATTCGAGGACTCGTCATATGTTGATAGTGGATACCCATGTATTTCACTTGACCCATGTGATTCGAGTAGTTCAAGTGGTACGTGTAAATATGTCGCTGGAGTTCCATACGATGGGCATAAAATAAAATATCACACAACTAGTGATACCATACCAGAGGGGTTTTATACAGGACATGACGAATTAGTAGAATTGTATTTCCCCCACATGTACAAATCAAACGAAGACGGAATGAATACGAAAGTAATTGGTAATGGAGCATTTGCTTCAAACACTAGATTAACAGCAGTAACTTTCAGTGCTGTAGAAACCATTAAAAACGGTGCATTTAGTTTTTGCGTTAAATTAGAAAACATAGATTGGGGACATTATAATTGTTGTAAATCACAAATAAAAGAAATTGAAACTTTGTCTTTTTTTGGATGCGCAGGATTAAAAAAATTATGTTTAGATAAGTTAGAAAATATTGAAGTTATTGAAGAAGTTGCTTTTGCGAGTTGTGTAAACGTCAATTATTTTACGCTTCCTACCGCATCAACATATAGTGCAATAACAGAATTATGTTTTGGAAGTATTGGAGCAGATGGTGATGGAATACCTGAAATAATTATTCCTAATAATATAAAAAAAATAGAGGAGAATGCTTTTAAAGGTTTTAAACTTGTTGATGGCGGTAAATTAGATATTGGGAGAGGAATAACTAGTTTATCATTAATTGGGGATAATGCTTTTTATTCTGAAAATATTAGTCCAGTAAGCGTTAGAATAAAAAATGTTAGTGATTATGATGATATTATTAATAATTTATCACGTATTTTTGACCGTACTAAAATGAGAATAGATTTTTATATCGGTGATAGTAGTTTGGCGGCAATGCTAAATGCTTATTATAGTGGAGGTGAACCTGAGTGGACGTTTCACGCATTGTCTGAATATCCTATGGATGATTTAGAATTTGGGGATATTTAATTTTGATTAAATATCAAAAGCATTGAGATTAAGAATTTTTAAATCAAATATTTATTCTTTTATAAATTAATATCTTGTATTATATATTAATAATTTTGTTTAGTATATAGTATAAGATATTTTTTATTTAATTTTATAATATTATTTGTTTTTTTAATATATTTTATATATCTTTGCAAAAATGGTTATGTATCATGGCTAAAAAACTGATAAAAGTAGATGGAGAACCAAAAGAAGTTACAGAAATAAGAAACAAAATATTAAATGAATTCAAAGACCTTGAGTTTATTGATGAAGGGCATAAATATTTCCTAAATGGAGTACAGTTGCCTTCAGTATCAGAAGTCACACATAAATTCTGCCAATATCCTTTTGACACGGAAGCGCAAGCAATTGCTTATGCTGAGAGGCATGGAGAAACGCCACAACATTGGATTGATAAATGGAAATTCACCAATTTGGTTGCTACAACCACTGGAACACTAGCGCATGAGTATGGTGAAGGTTTGGGATGGCTGAGAAATGGACACCCAGAGTTTTTGCCAGAATCATGCAAGCCAAAATATGTAAAAGATAAAGGGTGGTTAATACCAACGAGACCGAAAGAGAATGCGATTTTAAAATTCTATGATGAATTGCATCATAATTTACATTTTGTTTTGGCAGAAACAAAGGTATACACTGGAAAAAATAAACAGTTAACTAACCTTAAACAAGATTATTGTGGAACTTTTGACATATTGTTTTACTATAAAGATGAAAACGATAGTTCCAAAGATGGTTTGTGTATTTTCGATTTTAAAACAAACAAAGAATTAACCAAACAGTTTAGCCACGAGGCTAACAAATTTCTTTTGCCTCCTTTTGGCGATTTATATGAAGAGCCTTTGTCATATTATACGGCTCAGTTGAGTTGCTACCAAATTCCATTGGAAGACATTGGGCTGAAGGTAATTGCAAGGAGAATAGTATGGTTAAAGGATGATGGTGACTACGAATTAATACCTTTACAAGACGTTACAAATAGATTGAGACAAGTGTTATGAAAACAAGAGCTAGAAATTTTATAATTGGCGGTGCGATAGGAATATTCCTATTACTTTCAATTTTATCATCGGCTACATATGGTAGTTTCAAAAGAGAGACAAAGAGATTGAATTTTGACTTTTCAAATTGGGGGGAGGAGTTTATAGATGATTAATTATACGACTAAATTAAAGACAGAATACACGAATAAAAAGTGGGATTTGGAAACTATGAAGATAAAATTTAAAAATCTAGAAAAAATAATCTCATTTATTACTATACATACACGTCTCTCTATAAATAAGATGTATGCGAAAAGCGAGTTGGATGCATATTATCTTACTTATTTTGAACTAAAAGACATGTTTCTTAAATATAAAAGGTCATCTTTTGGCGATACTACTAAAAATGTAAAAAAGGTATACGAAATAAATTGGGAAGATATAACAAATGAACGACTTATTGATACAACTGCAATGGGAATTTCGTCTAATTATACTAATGCATATATTAACAATTCAATTTATGGGTCTTATAATCTTTACGATAGTTATATGACCAATAATATAGTTGTGGATTATGATGGTAGACTTATAGGTTATTAAAAAAAAAGAAATGAAAATAGAAGTTTTATCTCATTATTTATTTGACGAGAAAATGAGAGAATTGAATTTGGATGATTCTAATATTGAAAATACAAATATTGCATGTATATCAATAATCGGAACTGAGGAATGTTTAAAATATTACCTTAATGAAGAGGATACAAAACATTATTTCAAAAATCATCCGAATGTGTTGAATCTTGATTTTGATGATATTTCTACTGATGTAGAATATGATGGATATATATTTAGGACAATGACAATGGAACAAGCAGAAAATACCGTTGATTTCATTGAGAAAATAATAGAGTCTTGGCCAAATACTATTTATATCCATTGTCGAGCTGGATATAGCCGCTCAAGAGCCATAGGTGAATTTATTTACCGCTACTGTGTAGAACATCACATTGATGTAGAATATGCTGACAGAAACGATTATTCTACGTTTTTAAATCAAGGTGTATTAAGAAGGTTGAATAATGCATATTGGAAGAAACATAAGGAGAATGGTTATGATGAAGAAGGGAAAGAATACCCAGAAGATTTGTTAGACCATACTCCAAGACACGTTGAAGTTGATTAAGGCAATTATATAGAATTAGACCCTAGAAGGGAATAATGGTATATGTTGGCGTTTCATAGGGAGTCCAATGACTTTACCCTCACCGCCCTTATACCCACTTACCTATGGGCATTTGTATCATTAACAGCCTATTAGATTCTGCTTTTCAAAAGCAATATGTCTAATGTTAATGGCTGCATTAATATCTCTATCTAGGTGTTCACCGCATATAGGACAAGTCCACTCTCTATCATTGAGTTTCAAGTCCTTGTTGATATAGCCACAGTTATGGCATAACTTTGAACTAGGCTCAAATCTACCAATAAAGATAACATTCTTGCCTTGTTGTTCAGATTTATAACTGAGCATATTAACAAAGGTAGACCAACTAACACTCTGTATGGATTTTGCAAGGTGATGATTTTGCATCATTCCTTCAACATTCAAGTCTTCAAGACATACATTGTCATAAGAGTTAATAAGATAGGTACTTAACTTATGCAACATATCATTTCGTTGGTTTGATATACTTTTATGGAGTCTTGCAATTTTGATACGTAATAACTCGTGCCTATGAGAGCCTTTCTTGGATTTTGCAAATTGCTTTTGCAATTTTGCCAATTTCCGTTGAGAACACTCATAGTATTTAGGGTTAGAGAATTTTGTTCCGTCAGAAAGGATTGCGAAGTCTTTGATGCCCAAGTCAATGCCGACAGCGGTAGACTCAACCATCTTGGCTTTCGATGGTTTGTCTTGCATATCGTCAACGACAACAGAACACCAATAAGTGCCGCAACAATCCTTAGAGACTGTAACTGTACCTTGTCTGCAATTTAATTGATTAAATATATGATTTTTACAGAGATTAACCCACCCTAGTTTTGGAAGTTTGACCTTCCAATTGGTGAAGTCGAAATGAACAGACTTAATGACTTTATAGGAACTATAGTTATCCTTCTTAGATTTGAACTTTGGGTAGCCTTTATGTTCTCTGAAGAACCTTGTGAATGCATTTTCAAGGTTTCTGAGAGATTGCTGCAAAGCGTCAATAGGCACATCTTGCAGCCAAGTGAATCCTTCAGTTTGTTTCAGTAATGTTAGTTCTTTTGCCAAAGCATTATAGTTTGGTGAAGCGCCATTAAGTTTATACTGTTCTGTTTTGCGGTTTAAGCCCCAATTATATATAAAACGAGCGCTACCAAGAAACTGGTTCATTGCAGTTTCTTGTGTTGTATTAGGTTTCAGTTTATATTTGTAGGCTTTAATCATAATATTTAAGTGTCAACTTGTGTTGGTTACATATATAAATATCACGAAGTCAGTAAAAAGTAGTGTTTTTATTGAAAAAAAAAAAATAACAATTTTGGCCATTGGGTCAAATAATATATAGTTGCCTTAAAATATGAATAAATATAATGGGATTATAGATGAAGTTCTATATTATAGTGAAAGAAGCGAAAATGGTAGGTGGATAATTCCAATTGAGGTCGATTGGGATTACACCCTCACCAAATGTTCGAATTGGCAAGAAAATGAAATGGTTTTAAATCCAGAAGGATTTGAGGTTATGAGGCGTTGGACTAAAGAATATAATGTTGGCTGGATATTAAATTCAATGCGGCATGACGAAATTTTAAAAGAACCATTAGAAACTCTTGAAAAAGAGGGGATAAAACTTTATGGTTTAAGAAAGAACCCAATGCAAGATAGAGACGGTAACTCTGTGAGCAAGGCTTTTGCCGTTTTTTCCATTGACGATAGGGGTGTTGGAATCCCACATAAATGGTTGGATGGGTGCAACAGACCGTATGTTGATTGGGTTAAAGTCGATGAAATAATGTCACCAATATTGAAACATATTAGTGATACCTTAGATAAAGTTAAACTATGAATGAAAAATATGTATTAATCAAACCTTATGAATGTCAATATGGCACAATACCAAGTGGCAGTGAAATAATTTGTTTTAGAGGGCAAGTCTGGGTTAATGGCGGCCCTATTCCACCTTCATATAATAACATATTCTTAGATTTAATAAATAATGATGAATATGTTAGAAAAGTAAAAATCCAAAAAAATACGTTTTGAAAAATAATTTTTTAATTTAATACTATATAGTTATGAAAACAAAGTTTTATTCAATGTATGCTAGTTGTGAAGATTCTAAGGGAGTTAAGCATACGGTTACTGTAGTTGGTAAATTAGAGCAGACAAGAGAGCGGCAAATGGTTCAAGAGGTTGTTCCAGTAGAGGTTAAGGAAGGGTCATTTGTGGATGGTGTGCTGACTTATCCATCAAATAAACTTCTTAGCAGAAAACTGACATTGGGTGTGTCAATTTGTCACCCATATGACACATTTGATGAAAATATTGGCGTTGAGATTGCTAAAAGAAGGATTGAAAAGGGAGAGACCATTGGCTCTCTTGAGACATCTGATGTCACAATGCTAACAGAGGACGCAATTATGGGCGAAATATTGGTTAAACTAACGCATATAACATCCAATATAGATGAGTATCTACCTTAAAGAATATAGTTGCGTTAAAAATATATAAAAAGTTGGGATAACATTTGGTTATTCCAATTTTTTTACGTATCTTTGCATCACGAAAAAATTTTTGAAATATAGTTTGGCACGATATTTGCTTAAATATGGATGTAAAAGAAATGTATCTCTGTGATGGCGAAATAGTAGGTTCTAAATATTTGCTTACCGTCCATGAAGATGGGTTTTTAAGGTTAAAATGGTGTTGCGATAATGTGTCAGAAACACAAGTAAACCCAATTATGGTTAAGGTAAGAAATAAAATGATGGTTGAATATGGAGAGCCTAATTTGTTCCAAATAAGAAGGAGAATACCTTTTACAGATGAAAATGGCAAATTAGAGCCAAAATGGACTAAAATAAAATAATTAAAAATATAAAATAAAATTTATGGGAAAAGTTATTGGAATTGACCTCGGAACTTCAACTTCATGTGTTAGTGTTTTTGAAGGAGGACAGCCTACTGTTATTGTGAATAGTGAGGGTAATCGTACAACCCCATCTGTTGTAGGTTTTGTAAATGGTGAACGTAAGGTTGGTGATGCAGCACGTAGGCAAGCAATCACTAATCCAACTAATACCGTATACGCAATCAAGCGTTTTATGGGTATCACATTCGATAAGGCTTCAAATGAGGCTGACCGTGTGACTTACAAGGTCGTTAACGATGGCGGCTATCCTCGTGTAGATATTGAGGGTCGTAAATACACTCCACAAGAGATTTCTGCAACCATTCTTCAGAAGATGAAGAAAACCGCAGAGGATTATTTGGGTACAGAGGTAAAAGATGCTGTTATCACGGTTCCAGCTTATTTTGATGATAGCCAGCGTAAGGCAACCATTGAGGCTGGTGAGATTGCAGGACTTAATGTTCTTCGTATCATCAATGAGCCTACAGCAGCAGCACTCGCTTATGGCGTAGACAAGGCTAATAAGGACATGAATATCGTTGTCTACGATATTGGTGGTGGTACATCGGACGTATCTATTCTTAACTTTGGCGGTGGAGTATTTGAGGTGATTTCCACCAATGGTGATTCGCATCTTGGAGGTGAGGACTTTGACCAAGTTATTATTGATTACCTCGTTGAACAGTTTAAGAATCAAGAGGGTGTTGATGTATCTAATGATGCAATGGCAATGCAGCGTTTGAAGGAAGCAGCTGAAAAGGCTAAGATTGAACTTTCTACTGCAACGTCAACAGACATCAATC